ATTTCCTACAATGTATTTTATACAGAATAACCGTACCAGTATAATCGACTTTCGGCTCGCCTACAATTGACCACTGAACGCCATCAATTTGCACCTTATCATCAGGCTTAGGCGCTTCAACGGAAGTAACTATGGCAAGTACGTCACCAGATTGAATAGTAGTTCCGTTAACTTGTGATGCAGAGTACTCAACGGTAACGCCAACAAGCGACACCAAGGTATCAGTAGTGAATACTTCCTCACCCAAGGTCTCATCAAAATACGACGATCCTTTTCGCACTAACTTAATGCGACCATCAGACTCGTCAAACTTGTTCAGCAATCTAGTTGCTGTGTCCTGCATTCGCTTAGCAAATCCCATTATACTGGCTCTATGTCTGAAATAACTAAAAGGGCTGTTGGGGCCAGCACCCAACCATGACTTGATGTTGCTGCGTATAAGCCGCCAAAGTCAGCTCCAGCCGAATCTCTAATTATCTCAACAGTTAGTACGTCGCCAGCGGTTAGCGGAAGCAGCACACGACTATCAAGCGCGGTAACGTTATCAGCGGTGGATAGTTTTGACAGCTGACTTACTCCAACCTGAACACCGTTAACAAGTATTCTGGCGAATACAATGCTAGTACCACTCGCACCGGAGCGACCAATTTGAAGCTTTATTCTAACTGCGTATGTTTCAGTTATTAAGCAAGTTACCGCACCATTAGCGGCTAGTGAAATGTGTTCATCAGTCTGAGCTGCGCCAAACTCAACTTGCAAAGGAACGCCCAAGCCAGTTGGTAACTGTGAAGCAGCAAGCGAATAGCCTCTTATTAAGTCAATCTCGCTAACATCGGTTAACACTTCCTCGCCAAGTGATTTTAACCCACCTGTAAAATTAGTATTTCCGATAATAGTTTGCGTAGCAGTCTCAAGCACGTTTAATGCTGAATCTGCGTTTTGAGTTGCAACCTCACGAACATCAGAAGGCGATACTTCGCCAGCGCTGTTGTCTGGAATGTTTCCAGCAATTAGCGCAAATATGCCAGCTTTAGTTAATGCCATTATCCGCGCCCCACTCTAAACTCGAAGCCATTATTAGCACATGTAACAAGTAGCGACTTCAATGCATCAAGCGCTTTAGTTATTGTTACTGTGCCGCCTGTCTTGCCATTGTTAAAGTATGATACAGATACCGCACCAGTTACCTCTTCGCTTGCAATTGATTTGCCGTCATCGGTAGCGCGAACATCTGTTCCAGCACCAAATTCAGCAGCAGCAGCAACCGAGGCGTAACCAAGTTGCAATGGAATGCTATCGCTATCAATCTCGAATCCGTAAGCGTTAACAGCGTCTAATCTAGGCCATGCTAGTGATTGAGTCTGAGTTAAACGAGTGCCACCAAAACACGACTCTTGCATGTCGATGTATTGTGTTCCTTGTCGAATAGCTATCTCTGCAAGCGTGTCGTCTGCTGGCAAAGTGTAACCATATGCAGCGGCATAAATACGGGCATCGACTAATGATATATACGAGTCAGCATTTGATAGTCCTGTGCCGTCCTCAACGATTAAAGCCATGTTTTATCCTTATATTAATCGTACCATATCACACACTTGTACGGCATACCGCGCAAAGAACTACTGCTGATTTGCCTCACTGTTAAGTCGCCGTCTGCAATATATACTTGATAATGAAAGTTGGCTGAATCAGTAAAATTTGGAGGCATCGCTAGTCGACTGGTTACATCTGCCGCACCAGAATACTGAACTCCCATACAAAAACCCAATACAGTCGATCCGTCTGGTATTCCGTGTGCTTTTGTAAAGTTGGCTGACGTACCTGGGAACACCCCTTTTAATATTTTACACTTTATTGTTGGCTTTGCGTTTAACTGATTTTGAATGTTAGATGTTACACCATCAAGATAACCTAGCTCGGTGTTGGTCACATTTGATACGCTTACATTTCCAGCAGAGCTAGAAAGTAGCGCTCTGTTTGCTGTAAGCTTGCTTGTTAGTATAGAGGCTACAGCTCCAGCGCTCTTTGATTGCACCCATGACCATAGTTTTGTTAAGCCTACCTGCTTCATCACTCCAGAGTCGTTAACTATGACTTGGTCAGCATCAACTAAGTCCACTCCACTGTCTGTAGCTTCGCCAGATAACTCCTCCGGCCGCTCGCTTGATCCCTTACCCACATTAATTAGACTCATAATCTATCGTCCTCATCTATCAAGAATCCGCCCGCGCTGGGTGTGATTCTTAGTTTTGAATTTCTAGTGAACAATGAAGACGGGCTAGTTACCGGAGAGCTTGAATCCTCGACGAATGCCAAACCTGTCCAATACTCGACAGTCAAACTTGTGCCATTATCCGGCACAACAAACCTGTTTTCACACCTATCCCCGAACGAGAACTCTTGCGAACTTGTATGTCTAGCCATTACAGCCTCCCGACTTGATGCATTTTCATAATAATAACACATAAAAAAGCCCTACGTTAGCAGGGCTTTTATTTACTTAGACTTTAAACCAGACTCTTCAGCAACCAGCTTTGGGTTGACTTTGGTGGCCTCTACTAAAGCCTTTCTAGCCAACATATTACAATGGTTCAAACATGCTTGCGGTGCAAGTTCTGCTGGCTTCAAGGTTTCTTTTAGCTCAGCAATCTTTTTTTCTAGCGATTTAACTTCTTTCCAAACTGCATCATTATGCTCTAATGATGTTAATTCTTTATCTTTAGCCATAACATCCACCTAAAATATCCTAGGCTTTTACACCTAGGAATATCCATTAGTTTAAAAGAACATCAATTACCCATTGGTTCTAAGGAATGCAAGAGGAACTGACTTACGCTCCCACACACGACTCCAGTTAGCTGCTGTAGCAAGCTCAGCCAATGTAGCAGACTGACCAGCAACAGACGCTGAAGTGAACTCGAAACCAAGCGGATGGATAATATCAGCTCGACGTGAGTAAATAACTTCTTCGCCACCACCGTTACCAGCGTTAGGATTGCGGTCGATTTCAGATGGAACTTTAACAGAACCCATACCTGCAACAACAGCGCCGTTACCAAATAGCACGGTAGTGTAAGTCACTCGGTTTGTTCCAGCTACAGCGCTCAATGAGTCATCAACGATAACGCGCAAATTGCCATAGGTTTGGAATAGAGTGTTATTGTCTGCATCACGAATAAACGTGATTAACTGCTGTTTACGTAAACGGCTGTAAACAACTGAGTGCATAGCAATAGCGCCGAAACCAGATTGATGATCACCTGCTGTTTGTTGTGCATCAAGGATTGCATCGTTGCTGATTAGCTCGGCAGCAGATGGCGCGCCAACAGCGTCAGTAGCAATGTTAACAACCATGTCGCCAGAGTCGTTCGCAACGTTATCAGCCAAAATACCCATAGTAGACTGAATTAAACGACGCTCGTTTGTCGTAGCCCAGTACTGACCAACTCGGCCTGTAATAGCTGCAACAGGGTCTTGTAGCGACAAATCAACAGCTAAGTCCATAGTAGACCAAGACTGATTCTGTGACGCTAAGCGGTACTTCATAATGCCTTTGGTAATCTTGTTAGGCGTAGAAGTAGTACCAGGTACATCAGATGAATAATTAGGTTCTTGAGTGCCAAGAGGCTTGAAGAATGGAAGCTCACCTATGTTACCGCCAACTGAAGCCATCGCGGTTAAGCGCGGGTCCTCAACCATAACACCAGACGCTAAGAAAGCATTCTTTTCAATTTGCATTTCTTGCTCAGCAGCAGAAAACACAAGTGGATTGTAGATATCAGAAATTTGTACTGTAGCCATTTAAGGACTCCTTAATTTACTTTGATTGACCGCTAAGCTGTGCATACAGTTTAGGGTTTTCATTAGCTAAACGAGATCGCTCAGTTAACGACATTGTTGAAAAATTAGCAGCCCCGCCACTTGTTTTGCCTCCGGTAGCACCGCCACCGCTAGCTGCATCCGCCTTCATTAGATGCGATATTGCAGGATGATTACTCATCCATTTCTTAAACTCGGCAGCGTCAGTTGTAATAACATTGCCGGAAAAGTCTGTGTATTGAGTCTTGACGATTACGCCATCAAACTCAGTCTTTACTAGCTGGCCAATTAAATCTATAGATTCTGCTGCAATGAAGTCACCAGCAAAAGAACCTAACACAGCCTTTTTTTCCGAAATCAGCGAGCTATTTTTTAGTGCTTCAAGCTCTTTAATCAGCGGACTGTACTCAGCATCTTTCTGCTCACGAACTGACTTCTCCAGCTGTTCCATGCTACCAGCCTGCTTAGCTGCTGATTGCTCTGCCATAATCCTAGCGGCTTCAGCATCTTTAGCTGCTAATGATGCCTGCTTCTTTTCAGTTAGCAAAGTATCACGCGACTCCTTCAAGCCTTTGGTCATCTCGTCAACTTCGGCTTGCGTGTAAGTCTTAATTGGTTCTGCTGGAGCACCGCTACCGTCGCCACCCTCAGGGCTGGCTTCGTTGTAGTACTTCATAAACATGTTGCGTCGTAACATTATAGGCCCCGCCCGTTATGTGTTAAGTTCTAGTTGATTATATGCTGTGTTTAGTTGTCAAGCAAGTATTAGCAAAAAACCAGCAATTAAGCTGGTTTAGTTGGTGCATCATATACGC